CCCAGATAACCTACTGATTTAATTGGCTAAAGTTACGATATCCTAAAAATCGATTAACTATTTAGACTACAATTTGCGAGGGTACACGACTGCCACCCCCACCGTGTACGGGTGCGTATACAACCACGACATAATTTTGGAAATTTACAACAGTAAACCACTACAGTAATTTTTTAGAATTATAAAACTGTAAAGTTTCTATATGTAGTATTTAAATAGATTATTTACACAATGTAATGTTGACAGATATTATTTATTTTGATAAAGTATGTACAAGATGTAGAACAGGGATAGGGATATGGCTGAAGATATTGGGCAAGACGCTAATATATTTCCTGACGGGTTACCTGTATTTATCTATACATTCTTAGAACACGATGATGATGGTGTCTTACAGCATGAGACTACTCTTTGTATAGAAGGAGAAGAAGACGTTATTGTTACCAAGGGGTTCTACGAGATTATAGATGATATAAAAGAGGAACACGCAGATAATAACGACTACAATGCACTATTTGAAATGGCTGCAGAGCTAAACAAAGAAGCTGAGAGGTTACGGGAAGAAGCGGAAAGAATAGAAAACAGTACCAGAAGTGTAGCTGATCTATTTAACGCTAATGCACCAACAGCTTGATTTATTTGGTTTTACAGACTTACCCCTTGAAGGGGATACTAAGGTTTGTATAAAGTGCAAGGAAGAGAAACCCCTAGCAGCATTTGGCAATAGTTCTGGGGCTAACTATAAGAGGCCTGAGTGCAAGGAGTGCAATAGGGAGTTGTCTAGGATAAGAGATAATCTTAGGGCTACCCACGGTATGCCAGACGAGGACTACAGGTGTCCTATCTGTTGCAGAGGGGCTGAAGAGGTAAAAGGCAAAGGGGGCAAGAACAATGGCCCTTGGGTGCTAGACCACGACCACAAGACGAATGAATTTAGGGGATGGCTATGTCATACCTGTAATAGAGGGCTTGGGGCTTTTGAAGATGATCCCATGAGGATGCTTAAAGCCGTAGCCTATGTGGAGAATACATAACGGGTATGGTTGGTCCTTACTACCTAGTTATGTAGCTCCTTGGTATAATGCTTAGAGTGTTTATCAAGGAGCATTATAATGTTAAGACGATTACTACATAGATGGGAAGAATATCAGAAGCGAAGAGTAGCTTACTGGCAACTACAGAACCTAACTGACCAAGAACTTAATGATATCGGCATAAGCCGTGGGGATATATATAGGGTAGCATACAAAGACCCTATCCGATGAAATTACTCTCTCACCTGATTATTGTGATATTATTGCTTGGTTGGATAGATGGCGGCAGAGGGCTTAAAGTAATTTACTATAAGTATAGTACTACCTACTCCCATACTAGGGTGACTTAGGGGTTTACTATATAGTAGCCCTCTCAACCGACAATTCATTATACCACTAGAACGCAAGTTCGTCAATATTAAATTCATTAATTAGGTGATTGCCTTATCCTTTAACATCTGGTATAATGTATGGGTAGGCTTTCACAGGAAGTCCTATGTCCCTTAATTTATATTATATCAGAGCCGCAATAGAAGATCGAACAGGACAGCGTTTGTCCTTTGATAAGATCAAACAATATCTTGTAGAAGAAAAGTTAATTACTCAGAAAGAGTTAGACGATAACCCAATGGCCCACGAGTTTGCAGGTTATGGTAGGTATTACTTCTACACCCCTGAAACCAAGAACGACTTTACTGTCGATGTACCCAATGACCCTAAGTCTTATTTAAACAGAGATGCTAGGGAATACTTTGTAGAGGAAGAATTTGATGAAAGCTAAAATGGCAAACTGTGGAGCTAGTGTTAAGCCTAACCGAAAGGCTAGAATGTATGGTGGCGGCATGGCTAAGAAGAAAATGGATATGTATGGGGGCGGTATGCCCATGAAGAAAAAGAAGAAGAAGTCTATGTCTTACAACATGGGTGGAATGCCTATGAAGAAGAAAGAAGATATGGGCATGGCTAAAGGAAACATGAGCATCAAGAACAGGTAGTTCTTATTGTTGCCAACTAAGACCAAGGACTAAAGTATGTTAGCTGAACTTGCTGCCTGTAGCGCAGCATACAGTACTATCAAGACTGCGATTCAGCAGGGCAGGGAGTTAGTGGATGTAGGTAAATCCATTGGAGCCTTTGTCTCTGCAGAGGAAGATTTAAAGGCCAAGGTTGAAAAAAAGAAGAATAGCGTATTTACTAAGGTCTTAGGTAAGGCAGGTGATGACTTTGAAGAGTTTCTTGCCTTAGATAAATTAAAGGAACAAAAGCGTGAGCTTGAGTCTCATATGAGGTTATATGCAAGACCCGGAATGTATGACGATTGGGTGGCGTATCAGGCCCAGATGAGGAGACAACGAAAGGAAGCTCTCAGGATAAAGCAAAAGGAACAGGAAGAGCTTCGTGAGATGCTTACTTGGGGTTTTATTATATTTGTTATCTGGGGCGGTATTGCAGGTATTGTGTATTGGTGGTTTTTTAGTTAATGTGGTTTTTAATCTGGTTACAATTTTTACACGGTGAGTTTGAATACTATCATATTGGGACTTATGGATCGGAAGAAAACTGTAAGGCTCAGTTAGAAAAATCTAAAGTCTTGATTACTAACTCTGCCAGTGCAGTAGAATGTTTTGAGGTAGATCGCGGTGGCAACTAGAATTAATAAGGCTAAGATGCCTTGTAACAAACCCCGTAGAACTTCTGGTGGGTCCAAAAAGTTTGTGGTCAAAGCCTGTAAGAATGGCAAAGAGAAGATAATTCGCTTCGGGGACCCAAATATGAAAATTAAGAAGAGCAATCCTAAGAGGCGCAAGTCTTTCAGAGCTAGGCACAAGTGTGACACAGCCAAGGATAAATTTACAGCAAGATATTGGTCATGTAAGAAATGGTGATATAATGGCAAAAACTAGTAAACATTACAAAAAAGATGGTACGCTATACACTGGGGGTATGCATAAAATGTCTGATGGGACTTTGCATACTGGTAAAACTCATACAGCAAGTAGTCAAAAACTTTTTCACATGAAAGACCTTAGTGAAACAGCCAAGAAGAAAGCAAAAGCAAAGATGAGTGCTTATGTTGGCGGTATGGCTAAAAAGAAGAAAAAGAAGAAGAAGACCTAGTATGGCTGCTAGAGTTAAGAAGAAGTCTACCCCTAAAAAGAAGGCAACTAAGAAAGATGCCTGTTATCATAAGGTAAAGAGGGCGTACACCAAGAATGGTGGAACGTGGCCTTCAGCTTATGGTTCAGGGGCCTTAGTAAAGTGTAGGAAGGTAGGCGCTAAGAATTGGGGAAAGAAGAGTAGGGCAACTTAATATGGCTAGATTAACTAAGAAGCAACAAAAGATTGCAAAAGTTGCACCACCTAAAAACAAGATAACTGGAGCAGACTTCAAAAAGCTAAGAAAGCGCAAGACCAATGGCGGCAAGAAAAAAGTCTAACAGTCTAAGGACTTGGTTTTCACAGAATAACGGCAAAGGTTGGGTGGACTGCAAAACAGGTAAGCCCTGTGGACGTAAATCTAGAACCAAGAGTAAAAGGGGATACCCTGCCTGTAGGCCTACAATGGCTCAGTGTAAGACAGCTAAAGGTAAGGCAGCTACTCGTAAGAAAACTTCTTCTAAAAGAGTAAGTTGGAAAAAGAAGAAGTAATGGAAAATTTTTTATTAGTAATATCTTTATGGGGATATAACGGATTAGATTGGGAGTATATCGGCAACCAGTATGTATATAACATACCTATGTCTCAAGTTCAGTGTATTAATATTGCAGATGAAAGCTCTTGGACTAGATGGGAAAACAATAAGTTATATCGTATGTCCCTTGAATGTGTTAAAAAAGACAGCTAGTTGAAAAAACAAATAAATAGTTATAAGATCATACAAAACAATAATGGAAAATATGTAGTGTATGATAATAAAGGAAAACTAGTAATAATGTCTGCAGCAAAAAACATTTGTAGAGAATTTGTTAAAGATAAATGCAGGGTCAGACAGAGGATAGATAGATGATTATCGGAATGATCTTAGCCTGTATAAACCCTATAGATGCATCTTCTTGTACGGTTGTTTTCTATGACCAGAAACAGTTTCCTACAATGCAAGAGTGTGACTCTCACATGGATGATTTTGCTAGGTATGCAGCTACAAACTATAAACTAATTACTAGGCCTTACTGTTTTCAGATAACCAACCAAACCATCTAAGGACCACGAATATGACCGAAGAAAGACTTACCCGTATTGAAAAGCATTTAGATAAAATGTCTGCAGCTATGGTTGACATGGCCCGTATGGAAGAGCGATTAGTATCTGCGTTTAAGAGGATGGATACCATTGTGGAGTTTCAAACCAAGATGGATTCCCGTTTGGACGAGATGGAAAAACAGGCCATAGCCAGAGGACAGAAGATAGCCTTTGCAGAGCGTATATTTTGGATGATTTGTACTGGCGCAGTCGGCCTTGCGTTTGTGTATTTAAGGTAATAAAATGGAAGATAAGAGAGAACTAACAGAGAAACAGGCTTTATTTCTAGAGCTTCTTATGGCCCCTGAGATACGGGGAGATATAAGACGGGCAATGAAAGAAGCAGGTTATGCCGACACCACCAGTATTAATTCTGTGGTAGGGCCTCTGCAAAAAGAAATCAACGAGAAGGCATCTATGTTACTAGCCATGAACGCGCCTAAAGCCGCTTGGGGTATGGTAGATGTTTTAAATGACCCTGCAGCTATGGGAGCCAGAAACTCTATAGCGGCAGCTTCTCAGATACTAGACCGCACTGGGTTGATCAAGAAAGAGCAAATTGAGGTAAACAATACAGGCGGTGCGATGTTTATACTTCCACCGAAGAATGACAGTGACAATCTGGCTGAACAAGACGAGGCCTAACAAAACTGCTAAGATACCTTATGCGTATAAGGCTTCAGAGGATGATCCACTAGTACTGGTTCCAGATGAAGAGAAGGCAGTATTAGTTGAAGAGGCGTTAGACTATCTGGAGAATGGACACTCTTCCAGAAAAGCTGCAGCGTGGTTAGCCTCTAAGACAGGGGACAAGATAAGCCACCAAGGTATTATACATATTTGGCGTGACCGTAGAGGTAAAGACTCAGACAACCCCTCTAAGGTATTGGCAGAGAGAGACAAGGCTAACCGTAAGCGTAAGCCTAAGACTGCTAAAGATAAGAAGATGGCTGCAGCCAAGCGTAAGCAGACAGACGCAAAGCGTAGGCTTACTATGGCTAAGAAAAAACTAGATGAGCTTACGCCTAAAGAAGAGACTGTCACAGAAGGTTTGGACTTCTCAGTAATTAAGTCTAAACAACAAGAACAAGAGGTAGTATTTTCTCCTAATGCAGGGCCACAGACAGAGTTCCTTGCAGCGTCAGAAAGAGAAGTACTATACGGTGGAGCCGCAGGTGGTGGTAAGAGTTACGGTCTACTTGCTGATCCTATGCGTTATTTTGATAATCCTAATTTCAATGGGCTTATTCTTAGACGGACTAACGATGAACTTAGGGAACTAATCTTTAAATCTCAGGGTCTATATCCCAGAGCATTTAAGGGGGCCAAGTGGCAGGAAAAGAAGTCTCAGTGGACGTTTCCCAGTGGGGCTAAATTATGGCTTACATATCTAGAGCGTGACCAAGACGTACTTCGTTATCAAGGTCAGTCATTTAGTTATATAGCTGTAGATGAGCTAACCCAGTATGCCACTAGCTTTGCGTGGAACTATTTAAGATCAAGGCTTCGTACAACGGACCCTGACTTACCTATATACATGAGGGCTACTACTAACCCCGGAGGTATAGGACATGGATGGGTGAAGAGAACCTTCATTGATCCTGCCCCTGCAAACAGAAAGTTTGTGGCAACTAACATAGAAACGGGTGAGGAGTTAGTATACCCAGAGGGACACGACAAGGAAGGGGAGCCGCTATTCTACCGTAGGTTTATACCTGCTAGTTTGCAGGACAATCCCTACCTCATGGAAAGTGGTCAGTATGAAGCTAACCTGTTGTCTCTGCCAGAGATGCAGCGTAGGCAGTTATTAGAGGGTGATTGGGGAGTAGCAGATGGGGCGGCTTTTCCAGAGTTTAGGCAAAAAGATCACGTTATTGAACCATATGATATTCCGACTGATTGGACCAGATTCAGGTCATGTGATTATGGCTATTCTAGTTTTAGCGCAGTTCATTGGTTTGCTATTGACCCTTCATATGACACCTTAATCTGCTATAGGGAACTATATGTATCTAAACACACGGGCAGAGATTTAGCTAGAGCCGTGATGGAAGCAGAGGGTAGTGAGAAGATACAGTACGGAGTACTGGATAGCTCTTGTTGGCATCAACGAGGGCAAATTGGTCCATCTATAGCAGAGGAAATGATATCTCAGGGCTGTAGGTGGAGGCCTAGTGATAGAAGCAGCGGAGCTAGGGTGGCAGGTAAGAACAGATTACATGAAGTTCTTAAAGTAGATGAAGTTACAGGAATGGCAGGAATACAGTTTTTTAATACCTGTAGACAAGTTATAGCAGATTTGCCTATAATTCCTTCGGACCCTAAAGGTGGTGATGATATTGACGCTAGAACTTCGCAGCAAAGACACACATACGACTCAATTCGGTATGCCGTTATGAGCCGACCAAAGGCATTTTCGCCTTTTGATATGGGCAATGGCGTACCTCAACAAAGTTGGCGACCTGCCGACTCAATTTTTGGATACTAAATATGGCATTAATGGACAAACCTTTACCTGAAGACGCAATAGACACTAGTTTAGCTATGTCTGTAGAAGAGGATGGTAACGCAGAAGAGCAAAACATAGAGCTTTCTAACACAGTTGCCTACATAAAAAGTCAGTATGAACGTGCAAAAGACGCTAGATTGTCTGATGAAGACCGTTGGCTAGATGCATACAGGAATTATAGAGGCGTTTATAGCTCTGAAGTACAATTTACAGAGACTGAGAAGTCTAAGGCGTTTATTAAAGTAACTAAAACTAAGGTTTTGGCAGCATATGCCCAAGTTGTAGATGTATTGTTTGCAGGATCAAAGTTTCCTATTGGTATTGAGGCCCGAAAGTATCCAAATAACGTAGAAGATACTGTATCTTACAATCCAAATAGACTTACTGAGAAAAAAGTTAAAGATCAGACTAATTTAGACTACAAAATTCCTTTAAATATAAGCAGACCAGACATTGCTAAAGATTTAGGAGTATACAAAGATAAACTAACTCCTATTGCAGACGAATTAGAGGTAGATACTTCTAATATACAAGGGTCAATGGTGTATGAACCTGCAAAGGTAGCTGCACAGCGCATGGAAAAGCTGATGCATGACCAATTAGACGAGTCTGAAGCCCCAAAACACCTACGATCTGTAGCCTTTGAAACTTGTTTGTTTGGTACAGGCGTAATGAAGGGTCCTTTTGCACAATCTAAAGAATATCCAAGGTGGAGCGAAGACGGGGAGTACGATCCTATAATGGAAACTATTCCAAAAATGGAGTATGTTTCTATTTGGGATTTTTATCCAGACCCTGATGCACGAAATATGTCTGAAGCTGAGTTTACTATTCAGAGACATAGGCTTAATCGTACACAGCTAAGAAATCTTAAAAAACGCCCACATTTTCGAGATGAGTCCATAGAATTAGCTATCAGCTACGGGGCAGACTACTACCGTAACTACTGGGAAGATGCCTTAGAGGAAGACAGTGTATCTGAACAGATGGATCGCTTTGAGGTTTTAGAATATTGGGGAGTTCTTGATAACGAACTAGCTGAAGAAGCTGACCTAGAGTTACCAGATGAATTAGCAGATCAAGATCAGGTACAAGTAAATATATGGGTATGTAATGGACAGATACTGAGACTAGTATTAAATCCGTTTACTCCTAGTCGTATTCCATATCTAGCAGTACCGTATGAGTTAAATCCTTACTCATTCTTTGGTATTGGTGTAGCTGAAAACATGACAGATACTCAATTGCTTATGAATGGCTTTATGAGAATGGCTGTAGATAATGGAGCCTTATCTGGTAACCTACTTATCGAAGTAGATGAAACTAATTTAGTACCCGGCCAAGACCTACAAGTCTATCCGGGCAAAGTCTTTAGGAGACAGGCAGGAGCACCCGGACAAGCTATCTTTGGAACTAAATTTCCGAACGTAAGCCAAGAACTTTTGATGATGTTTGATAAGTCTAGGCAGTTAGCTGATGAGGCTACTGGTATACCTAGTTACTCGCATGGTTCTGGAGCCGTAGGTGGGGTAGGCAGAACCGCCAGTGGTATGTCTATGCTCATGGGGGCTGCAGCGCAAAATATTAAAGCAGTGGTACGAAACATTGATGACTACCTTCTAGGTCCTTTAGGCAAAAGTCTATTTGCATTCAATATGCAGTTTAACTTTGATAAAGAATTTACTGGAGACTTGGACGTAAAAGCCAGAGGCACAGAAAGCCTGATGCGAAACGAAGTCCGAAGTCAGCGTCTACTACAGTTTATGCAAATGACCGCTAATCCACAGATGGCTCCGTTTGTTAAGTATGACTTTATTCTAAGAGAACTAGCTTCCAGTATGGACCTAGATGAAGACAAGATACTTAATGATCCACGAGAAGCCGCAATACAACAGAAGATGATGGCTGAGATACAGGCAATGATGCCTCAACAGCCACAGCCGCCTACGCCACCAGTTCCAGAAGGCGCAGGTACACCACAAGCCCCTACACCTGATACTCAAGGATTTACTGGTTCAGGTGGTGGAGCCAATGGCGGTAATGCGCCACAGCCAGATCAACCCCCACCCACAGCAAATGAGGTAATTCAATGACGTATTGCAATCCCTGTAAAACAAACACAGACTGTAAGAAGGCAGGTAAGTGCTTAAAGAAAAAGTAATGAATAAAGATTTCTATAGGTCCCTGTTACCTTTAGTAAATGACAAGGACCACTTTGATATTTTAGTGGGGTATGCAGACCAGAGGATTGAGGTTTTGCGTACTCTTCTAGAAACGTGCAAAGACCCTAACCGCATCCTAGAAATACAAGGCTCTATAACGGAGCTTCGTAGGATAGCTACCCTTAGACATGAAACCCTAAAAGGTGCAGAATGAAGTTTACTGACCTTCTACAGCAATCTGATACCCCCGTTCAGGATGATCCTTTTATTATAGGGGATGGAGAGGATAATACTCCAAGTTATATTAGAGATCAAACTCCTATAAAAGGTAAAAGTACTGCAAACATTATTTCTGAAGGTATAGACCAGTTTGGAAAGGCTGTTGTTGAAGACCCAGTAGGTGTAGCCAAAGCTATCGGAACAGGTATATATGAAGGTGGCAAAGAGTTTGTGCAAAACCCTGTAGAAACTACTACTGAATTTGTTAGTGGAGTAGGTCAATCTATTGCAAATGTAGGAACTAAAAGTCTAGAGGATTATTTGCCTGAAGGAGTGACTGAAGATTCTGCTACTGCAGATCAAATGACACAAGCACGACAAGAAAGACTTAGTGATTATCTTAATGCTTCTATTGTAGTACCTGCAGCAAGTGGAGTAGTAAAAATAGGTACATCTTTATCAAAGGTTCTTCCTGAACTTGAAGTAGATGCTAATGCTTTAGGATCGATGGGTGGGAATATAAAAATTAAAAAAGATAAGGTAAATGATTCTGACCTAAATGATGAAAACTTAGATACTCTTAACGAAGAGTTAATGTCTGTAGCCGCATATCAAGCAGCTAACATGGGTAAAAATGGTGCTCCTCCTTTAAATTCTGTAAAAGGATATAAGTTATTTAGAATAAATAGAGAAACTGGTGAGTTATTTCCTTTATATGTAGATGCTAAAACTGCCATTCCTTTAGATACATGGGTTCCTGCAATAGCAGGAGAATTAGCAAAATCTGGTAAAGTTAAATCTGAGATAGGTGAACTTGCATATCGCCCCGGATTTCATGCTGCACAATTACCGTGGGTAAATCATATTGGCTCTAAATTTAAAATCTCAAAAGAAACTTACGATAAATTAAAAGCTGATGGCGCAAATAATTTAATTGTAGAAAGAGAAAATATTTCAATAACTGAAGCTGAATATAATCAGTTGAAAGCTGCAGGAGAGGCTGTTTCAAGAAAGAAAAATAAAAAGGGAGAAATAAAATACACAAAAGCAGGAGAGACTAAGTACTTTGAGCGTTTACGCGATGAAGATACTGTCTGGGCAGAAATTGAATTACCTAATGATGTAGATTGGCAATCAGAGGCAATTGCTAACGCTTCTATAAGGAAAGATGGTTCTATTGATCCTAAAACCGCCCATATAACAGATCAAATACCTGAAGGTGGTTTTTATTATTATAATACTAAAGCAGGTAATCCTAATCAGTGGCTGATTGGTGGTTCTATGAAAATAAATAGAATACTTGATGATGCTGAAGTAGAACAAATCAATATGGAAGCAGGTGTGCTTGGTTCAGATATGCCAAGAAAACCATATAGTGAAAGTGGCACTGTACCTGCTACTGTAGTAGAACAAACAGAAGACCTTTTAGGTAATCGTATTTCTACTAGAGTTCCTATACAAGATACTAAAAAAACAGGAAAAGTTATTCTTCCTGAAACCTATAATAGAGACTTAGTAATTGATACTGATGTTATGAGAGAGGCAGGTACTTTAGATAAAAACATAGATTTTCTTGCTGCCCGTAGAGATGGCTCCGCTGAGTATGATGGAGTAGATGCAGGTAGGTATTTTCCTGCATTTAAAGGCCTTGAAAACTTAGACCCTGAAGCAAGGCTCGAATATGTAAATGCTATGCAACAAAAAAATCTAGAATTTATTTTAGATAGATTGCCCAAACAATTTCAAGATAGAACTAAAGTTTGGTATGAGGGGGCCAATAGAATAGCAGGTGAATTAGCTGATAAGTATGGTGTGCCTCAATCTGCTATGTCGGCAACTATAGCTGCTTTATCTCCTCAGATGGATTGGTTTAGTAATGTATCTTTGGCAGAACGATTAGTAGATGTAGTTGTAAATAAAAGAAACATGGTTTTTACTCCAGAAATGGAAGCGGCAGCTAAAAAATATCCTGTGTTTTTAAAAGATAAAAATAGACCTATTTTTGAAAGTATAAAAGGTAAGACATACGCAGAATTAGAAACAGATATGCAAAAGGCTATGTGGATAAGGGCTTACGATCAAGCGTATAATCCTAGAACTCATAGATCACTTACGCCTGAAGGAGAAGTTGGAGATATTATTCTTAATACAGATGGAAAACCAAAAGCTGTTTCATGGGGAAATTTTGGAGAAATAGCTAAAGCAGTAAAAGCAGTAGAAAGTAATGGAGATTTAAATATAATTTCTGATGCTTTAGGAGAACAACATAAAGTTAGAAATTTTTACAATAATATAGAAGTACCTTTTTCTGATTTTGGGGATGTAACTATAGACACTCATGCTATTGCTGCAGGGTATATGAAACCTTTAGGTGGCTCTGATCCACTAGTTTCTCAAGGTCTAGGAACTGCAGGGTCTTCATCAAAAGGTTATGGTGCAAAAGGCATCTATGGAGTTACGGCTGATGTTTATAGAAATGTTGCAGACGATAGAGGATTACGTCCTAGAGAAACTCAATCTATTGTATGGGAAGCTATAAGAACTTTATTTGATAAAGATAAGAAGAATTTACCTAATAAACAAAAGGTAAATCAAATATGGAATGCTTATGATAGAGGTGATCTTACTCAGGAACAGGCACTTGGTCTTATAGAAGAGACATTTGGGAGCTTTCCTCAAAGAGTAATAGACCCTAACGAAAAACGCACCATAAAAGGTGGTGCTAGTACTATGTTTAACAAAGGCGGTTTAGTAACAGGCCTAATGTCACCAGAGGAAATGTAATGGAACAAATGAAACCAAGACTAAGACCAGAGCAAGAAATAGATGTATCTCCTAGAGCAGAGGCAGGAGATCAATTCTTTGTACAACAGGCTGAGAGAGACAGAGAGTTACTAGAACAGTATCCATTGAAACCAATGCCAAGGCCAGAGCCAGAAGAGCGCCCAATGAGGCGAATGTTTAGTGACCCAGAGCCAAGTGTTCGTGAGTATATGCGTGAAGAGCAACAAACTGATGTGGTATCAGAAGAATATATGGTTGATGGACGTCCTGTACAACTTCCTGTTCTTGTATTTAAGGATGGTGGAAAAATTGCCTTCCAAAAAGCTTTGGACAATATAGTTGAAGCAGGAAACGCAGGAGCAACTAATGTATATGGTATGTCTGGAGATAACAGTATGCCTTCTCTAGAGGATTTGTCTGATAGAGTAACAGATTTTATTAGACAGAATAATCCTACCAGACAAGAGTTTGAAACTTTTTGGTATAACCCACAAGTGTTCGATGGAGGGTTTATAACAAAAGCAGATGGTATGAAAGGTCGATCAGAAGAAGATAAAGAAATTGCAGATGAGGTAGAACAAGTAGATGTTTCTGAAGCAGACAGAGATGAAGATGGATTTGTGTCTCCTTCAGAGCGTGAAATACAACTAGCTCTGCAAAAGAATGAATTAGTTGACGAGGAAGAGCTAGAGAAAATGAAGCCAGTAGAGGCTTATCATGGTGGTATGATGAGTTCTTGTGATGGTGGTCCTGATTGCACTTGCGGAATGGATGATCCAATGGTATCTGGATATGATGAAGTATCTGGTAACCCCATTCCAATTGGCTCCTCTGCAGAAAACGTGCGTGATGATATTCCTGCTAATCTTAGCGAGGATGAATATGTACTTCCTGCCCATGTAGTGAAGTGGCATGGATTGAGACATATTATGGATTTGCAGAATGAAGCAGAAATGGGACTCATGGCTATGGAAATGAGTGGGCTTATCCATGAAGTATACGAAGAAGAACCCGATAGCGAAGGCGCTGATGACACCGAAGTTCAAGCCTCAGACGATACCAAACAAGAAGAGGCCGAAACGGAAGGAGAAACATCCGAAGAAATTCCATCCGAAATGATGGATGTAGAGGTCGCAGCCGTAGAGGTTGATGACCATTTAGATGACGAGGAAGATGAAACACTCTATCCAATGTCGCAACCACTCCCTGCAATTATGAAGAAACAAAAAATAGTTTTTGCAGTTTAACAAAATGGATACCCGATTAGTCGGACCCATAAGGAGCAATTATGCAGAAGAAGCAAAAGTATAGCCGTATGCCTGAAGAAGATAATGAGTTGACCTACTCACAGGAAGTACTGGCAGAACAACAACCAACTGAGGAATTAAATGCTGAAGAGGAAAGTTATAAAAAACGCTATCAAGACATTCAGCGCCACATTCAAGAAGTACGAAATCAAAAGGATCAAGAAGTTGCAAATATTAAAAAACAACTTGATGCAGCGACTAGGAAACAAATTAAGTTCCCTAAAACTGACGAAGAGGTTGAACAGTGGAGTAAAAAATATCCTGATGTTGCCAAAATCGTTGATACTATTGCTCAAAAACGCGCTAATGAAGCCCTACGAATTGGTGAAGAGCGTCTTGCTAAAGTTGAACAATTTGAGAAAAAAGTAAATAGACAATCTGCAGAACAGGCTCTTTCTCAAAGGCATCCAGACTTTATGGAAATAAAGAAAGACCCTAAGTTCCATGAGTGGGTTGCTCTACAGCATAGCACTATTCAAGATTCTGTATATAAGAACAATACAGATGCATCATGGGCTGCAAGTACAATCGATCTCTACAAAGCTCAGATGGGTAAAAAGAAAAAATCTAATGGTGCGGCACAGTCTGTAGGAAGAACTTCTAGTACTGCCCCCAGTTCAGGACAGGGGATGAAGTTTTCTGAAAGTCTTGTACAGGCTATGTCTGACCGTGAATATGCTGCAAACGAAGAAGCCATAGAAGAAGCAATTCGGACAGGCAAATTTGCTTATGACATATCGGGGGCTGCAAGATAGTAATTAACTATTGTATAATAATTCCCACTGTGTTATAATGTAGTTGTAATATGATTTGCAGGACACCACTCTGTAGTGGTATACCCTGCCCCTTCCAGATAAATATAACAAGGTATACCAGATCAAAGAGGACCACAAAGTTTCGTGATACCCTCAAGTAGTCTGCCACTAAGTTAGTCTTATCTGATCTAGCTACCTCTTCCTGTAAAGGACATAGGAGAGGTGTATTTAAAAGCCATTTCATATAGGAGAACAAACAATGGCATTCGCAAAAGCATCGGGCTATACCAATCTTAACTCAGGTAACTTCAGCCCAGTAATCTATAGCAAAAAGGTCCAAAAGGCCTTTAGAACGGCATCTGTTGTAGATGCAGTAACTAACACAGATTATTCCGGGGAAATAGCTAACTTCGGGGACTCTGTTAAAATAATTAAAGAGCCAGATATCACAATCACAACATATGAGCGTGGTACTACTCTAGCAACTCAAGACCTCACAGACGCTGACTTCACTATGGTCGTTAATCAGGCAAACTACTTCCAGTTCGCAATTGACGATATTGAAGAAGCACACAGCCACGTTTCTTTTGGTGACTTGGCTAGTGACCGTGCAGGTTATAAATTGCGTGATACATTTGACTCAGAAGTCTTGCATCATATGGCAGGTTTTACTGGGGCAGGTGCAAGACGTACTTCACTTGAAACAGGAAGCACCAAAGCAGACAGCAATGCCGATAATGACGAATTGCTACCTGCTAACAAATTAGATATCACTGACTTCGGTGGTTCTGATATTGGTGGTGCAGCAGAAATCACATCTATCCCAATCGCTGCAGGTGGCGGTGCAGGTGGTATTACTTCACCACTAGCAATCCTAAACCGTATTGCACGACAAATGGATCAGGCTGCAGTAGACACTGATTCAAGATGGTGTGTGGTTGACCCTGTGTTTGCAGAAGTATTAATGGATGAAGATTCAAAATTAATTAATTCTGACTTCGGTGGTGGAGATGAGCTACGAAACGGACGTATGCCCGGACAACTTCGTGGGTTCACAATCTACAAATCCAACAACCTACCTGCACTAGGTACAGGGGCAGGAACTGCAGCATCAGCAGGTTCAGAAACTAACATGAGTTTCCTAGTGGCAGGGCATTCATCTGCAGTAGCAACAGCGGAACAGATCGCTAAAACAGAGACTTTCCGTTCACCTACAACCTTCGCAGATATTGTTCGTGGAATGCAGTTATATGGCCGAAAAATTCTTCGTCCAGAAGCTCTATTCACAGCCGCTTACAACTTAGCGTAAGTTATACAGTATTATGGGGGGCAGGTTAAGTCTTGCCCCTCAACTATATGCATTTAGGAATTTTCTATGCCCTCTACCTATATAGACCTATCAAATAAAACTTTGCGAAGGCTGAATGAGGTAGAGATACCCGTTTCAGACTTTCTTACTGTGCGAGGGGTACAGGCATTAGTCAAAGATGCAGTCAGGGCTGCAATTGCAAAAGTCAATCAGGCAGAATTTGAATGGCCTTTTAATGCTGCAGAGTTCACACAAACTTTAGTAGCAGGTCAATCAGAATATTCTTGGCCTACAGCTTTTAAAAAGGCTGATTGGAATACATTTCAGATTATAAAAGATGACTCCCTTAACACGGGATTTACTACTTTAAAATATATGGATAGGGATGAGTGGTACGCCACTAGAAGAGATGCAGACTATGACGCAGGTAATGCAGGAGTAGGTGTACCAGAATATGTATTTGCTTCTCATGGTACAGGATTTGGAGTAACCCCCTCTCCTAACGCAGCTTTTCAAGTAAGATTTAGATACTTTCTTAACTATACAGATTTAACTGCAGCTACTGATGTAACTAGAATACCAGAAAGTTTTGACAATGTTATAGTAGATGGCGCACTTTATCATATGTATATGTTTAAAGATAATGTAGAGGCGGCTCAACTTGCGTTTCAAGCATTTATGAGTGGTCTAAAAGATTTACAAACCTTATTTATCAATAACTATGAGTATGTACGGGATAGCAGGGTAAGGTTCTAATGGCAGACCAGATACAGTCATACAAGCTAGTATGTTCTGGTGGCCTTAATAGTAATGAGAACCACTTAGAATTATCAGATAAGTTTTCAGGTTCTGCTACTAGACTTGTTAATTATGAGCCTTCTTTATATGGGGGATATCGTAGGGTAGAAGGATATGAGATACTAGGTGGTATTGACTCTACTGTAGGTGGCTCAAATGGAGAAGGCAAAGTATTAGGAGTATTTGTTTATCAAAATGAACAACTTGGAAATCCTTATATTATTGCTGCAAGAAAAGACGCAGGAGCTAACACATACTCTTACTACAAGTTTTTAGATAATGTAGGATGGCAAGTATTTGTCACAGGGCTTACTCTAAGTCATACAGTAAGTAGCAGGTCTGTAGAAAAAGTAAGAGGAATAGGTTTCTCATTAGATAGCGTAAATTTTATGGCGTTTGCTGATGGGGTAAATAACGGAATACTATTTGATGGGACAAACTGGACTTTTGTAAGTCCCTCTAATACAGGACAATCTTTTGCTCAAGCAGGTGGAGCGCAGGTTGTAGCCGCACCAAGCCTAGTAGAGTTCTTTAACAATTCTCTCTGGTTTGCAGGAGACAGCGCATTTCCTACTAAAATATCGGTTAGTGCAAAAGGTGGTGGAGGTAACATACTTGATTTTGCTACCACTAGTCCAAGTCAAAAAAATCTAGCTCAACAGTTTGAGGCCCCATTTAAAGTAGTTCAAATAAAGCCATTCAGAAATGATTTGTTTATATTTGGGGCTAACGCTATACAGAAAGCTTTTCAAGGTGAATTTTTATATGACACCGAAGACGTAACTAAAAACGTAGGATGTATAGCAAGAGACAGTGTAGTTGAGATTGGTGGAGATTTATTATTTCTTGCACCAGATGGATTTAGACCAGTAGCAGGGACCTCTAGAATTGGAGATGTTGAGTTAGAGTCTGTAAGTAAACCAATACAAGTCTTGCTTAAAACTCTAATAGAAAGACAAACCTCAGATAATATTAGTTCTTGCGTTATAAGAAGTAAGTCTCAAGTAAGATTTTTTATTGGTGATCCTAATATAAATGTAGAAAACTCATTTGGTATTATTGGGGGCTTGTATGATAGAGATGGATCAATTAAGTGGTCTTACGGAGAGCTTCTTGGCATTAGAGCTTCATGTGCTACAAGTGAATATATAAATACTATAGAACACGTTTTACATGGGGACTTTGACGGAAAAGTTTACAGACAAGAAAGAGGAACTAGTTTTAAAGGTTCCGATATTCTTAGTGTATATGAAACTCCGTTTTTAGATTTTGGAGATACTGAACAAAGAAAAGTAATTAGAAAACTAAATACTTTTATTAGGGCAGAAGGTCCTGTAGAATTATTTTTAACACTCTCATATGATTGGGGAGATAACGCAACTTTGACTCCATCTACTTATTCACAAGAAAGTGAAGGTGGTCAGGTAGAATATGCAGGTCTTAATATAGACTATGGTGCAGCCAATGTTTTATATGGTGGTAACTCAAAGCCTATTATGACCACAGATGTACAAGGAAGTGGGTTTGCCGTGAGCGCGACTTTTGTAACAATAGGACAATCAGAACCTTTCTCAATTCAAGGATTGGTTTTTGAATTTAGTACCGCAGGGAGAAGATAATGACAGGTTATACAAGACAATCCATAGCCAGTATTATCAATGGTAGTAATATTACTGCCCCACCATTAAACGCAGAATTTGATCAATTATTAGCAGCCTTTCATGCTTCTACTGGACACACGCACGATGGCACTTCTGCAGGAGCAGGTCCTAAAATAAATTTAGCTACCTCTGTTTCTGGGTTACTTCCTGCAGTTAATGGTGGTTCTGGGGGTGCTAATAAATTAGATGCTACATCAAATCCAACTATAGCAAATGATATCAGTCAAAACTATGCAGTAGGCTCTGTTTGGATAAACGTAAGCACTGACAAGATATTTATTTGTGTAGATAGCACAAGCAATGCCGCACAGTGGAGACAGATAGTAGCTAATGATGGTTTAAAGATTGTCCCTGAAACTACTAACACAATAGACATCGGCTCATCTAGCCTGAAATACAAAGACTTACACCTTGCAGGAAATGCTAATGTTGCAGGTATTAGTACTTTAGCTCAATTAAACTCTACTACTTCTACTTTAGGTTCTGTTACAGTTGGTGGCTCTGGTAGCAACGGCTCAATAAACGGTGTCGTAATTGGTAGTACAAACCCAACCTCTATCGCAGGTACAACAGTCTCTGCCTCTAGCGGTTTTACTGGTGACCTTACTGGTAACGTAGCAGGTAATGTAACGGCATCTTCGGGTACATCTACTTTTAACAACTTAGCAATCAACGGAACGCTTACAGGTAATCTTACTGGCGGTATTACTGGTAACGTAACCGCTACGACAGGCTCTAGCCAATTTAATGATGTCACTATCAATGGCACTTTGAACATGGATGCAGGTACGACAGGTACTATTACCAACCTGACTACCCCGACTAATCCAAATGATGCTGCGACTAAGGGCTATGTTGATACCGAAGTATCAAATCTTGTAGCTTCTGCTCCTGCAGCATTAGATACACTAAACGAACTAGCGGCTGCATTGGGAGATGATGCAAATTTTTCCACTAATGTTACTAATAGTATAGCAGCTAAACTACCTCTGGCAGGTGGCACTATGACAGGTGCTATCGACATGGGTAGCCAAAAGATTACGACTACCTATACGCCTACTAATACTGCAGACCTTACTAATAAATCTTATGTAGATACACAAAGAGATACTAGGGTAGCTAAAACAGGTGACACCATGTCTGGTGTCCTAAACATGAACAGTAACACTGTTTCAAATCTGCCTACCCCTAGTGCTACAGGAGATGCTGCAAACAAGGCTTATGTAGATGCAGTGGCAGGTAGTGCTTCGGCAGCGGCAGGTTCAGCTACAGCGGCTGCAAACAGCGCGGCTGCAGCCCTCACTTCAGAGCAAAATGCGGCAACTCATGCCTCTACCGCCCAAACTTCGATTACAACAGCCCAACAATTTTTAGATACATACTTTGTAGGCTCTAGCGCACCATCTGGTTCAAATTTAACGATTGGAGATTTGTGGTTTGATACAGCTAATAACCTGATGAAGGTGTACGGCTCTGGTGGTTTCCAAGCTGCAGGTTCTAGCGTAAACGGTACGGCTGAAAGAAAAGATTATACAGTAGGTACAAATAGTGGATCATATGGTGGTTCTACAACGGTATTTCCTGCTATATATGACCCCACTTTCGTGGATGTCTATTTAAATGGTTTGCGTCTAGACCCATCAGACTTTACCGCTACAAACGGTACTTCTGTTACTTTAGGGAGTGCAGCAAATACAGGCGATACTCTTGCCATTGTCAGCTACGGAACTTTCAGCTTATCTACTCACTACACTAAAACACAGTCAGATGCCCGATACCCTGTCTTAGGTGCAGACGTAGACTTTGGTTCTAATAAGATAAAGTATGCTAACGTCTATTCTCAGTTATCAGACTTACCATCAGCGTCCACGTATCACGGAATGTTTGCTCATGTTCACGCTACTGGCAAAGGTTATTATGCTCACGCAGGTAACTGGGTTCCTTTAGTTAATGCTGACTCAAACGGTGATGTAGTTATAGATGGGTCACTTACTGTCAATGGCACTCAGACTATATTGAACACGGCAACTCTGACGGTAGATGATTTGAACATCACTGTGGCAGATGGTGCAGCTAATTCCGCAGCCGCTGATGGTGCAGGATTAACGGTAGCAGGGGCTAATGCCACACTGACATATGCCAATACTGGTGATAAGTGGGCTTTCAATAAACCTATAGATGTTACAGGAAACATCATTGTTACAGGTACAGTCGATGGCAGAGATGTAGCAAACGATGGTGCAGAATTAGATAAACTAACTGGCTTTAGTATTCTGTCTTCAGCAACCACAGTAACAAAAAATACAAGAAATGCCTGTGATGTTTCAAGTGCAGCATTCACCCTTACACTACCCTCTTCAGCAAGTACTGGAGACTTCGTTGAAATACGACAAATTGCAGGTGATTTTTCAGTAAACAATTTAACCGTTGCAGGTAATGGCAACAATATCAATGGCGATACTTCGCTGATCGTAGACGTAGCATACGCACAACTTGCGCTTGTCTACAACGGCACAGAATGGAGAGTTTCATAAATGGCTACACTTTCAAGTTTAACAGGTGGATCAGGTGGAGGTGGAGGAGACCCTACAGGAAAATTCCAAGCAAGTGCTACTGTAGCTAATGGTGATTTAGTTATTCTTAATGATAACGGTACGGTTGCACCAGTTACTTCTACGGCTATAGCTTCCGACTTTGCAAAATCAGATAACGGTACAAAATTATTTGCTGCTCAAACAACTGCAAATTTTGGTCAAACTGGTCATGCAGGTGTTTATAACCAAACTCATAATAAATATTTATTTTGGTATAGAGATAATACTGGTAACGTATATGGGTATATTAAAAGTGCAGACTATGACGCTAGTACTGGAACTTTTACAAATATTTCTCAACGTATGCAAACATCTATGTATGCAGCTTGGTTGTCTCCAAAACGAAGCCCAAGTGAAGGGTATCTTTTAGCATATAGAGGCACTAACGGTTATGCTTATGTTAGAGGTTTAAGATGGAACGGATCTGATTGGTCGCAAACAAGTGAAGGTACGTTTGGTACATCATCAATCTCATCGAGTTCTATGTACATATCTGCTAATGGTGAAGAAAGCGGCACTTTTGCTATAGGTGCTTATACGAATGGAGAACTATCTCTTAGTCATGGTTCTTGGGATGGAAGTTCTAGCACACCTTCTTCGACACACGGCTCAAACGGTCTTTACAGTGAAAGACCTTCTAATACACCATCAGGTTCTAAGGGTACTTCGTGGGGTAATAATAGTTTAGTAGGAACGCACGTTCTAAATGACATTCATGTTATTGGTGGTGCAGATGGTTCTACTTTTAAAATGTTTGCCGCTAAAGTTGAAAGTTCTGGCACAACGTATGGAACTAAATTTTCTACTAACTATAATCATAATGGTTTTCCTGCCAGAATGATATATGATGAAGTTAATAATGTTGGTGTGGTAGCATTTTATAGTAACTCAGGCGCTCAAGGCGCAAGACAATATTATCATATTTTTAGCGTAAATCACGATACATTAGATATTACAAGTTATGGTCTTAAAAATATGCCTTCTGGTTTTAGTGGGTATTCTTCTGGTCTTGGTTGGAATCCATTTATTAGGGTATGGTCTGCTGTTGACCATATTGGTGGAGAAATAGAGCATTGGAAAATAGCTAGTGATGGTACTGTTACAGACACTGGCACAGGTCAGTTTGCACCAAACGCTCCAAATACAGGCAGTCTTAGACCACAGTTTAATCACCTTTTTCCTATTCATGGTACTGGCGGCATGGGAATGACATTTAACAATGACCATGTTGTTGGCGGTAGTGGGGCAGGTTCTTATATGGATGCAACTAATCAATTATTTGCTACACGTTTTGATCTGCCATATGTAGATACAAATGTATCAAGTTATTTTGGTGAAGCTAAAGAAGCTATTTCGTCAGGTGCGGCAGGTTCAGTAGCAATTTTAAATCGCACAAAAGATATACCGAATAGTACATTCCAAGAAGGGCAAAAGCTTTTTGCTAACCCATCAGGTACAGCCCTAGCAACATCAGGCACATATCGAGTTGGTCACGCGACTGACAAAGATACTGTATTAGTTTTAGGAGACCCAAGCTAATGTCTAGAGCAAGAGATTTTGCAGATTTTATAAGCACTGGTCAAACACCTAGTGGTATCCTAGCTGACGGTGCAATTGCTACCACTGAAATAACAGGTGTCACGGTTTCTAACACTGAAATTAACCGACTAGCAGGGGTTACTTCAGATGTTCAAACTCAGATTAACACCAAGGCGGCTACTGCTAGTTTAGCGGCTGTAGCAACTAGTGGTGCTTACTCAGATGTAACTGGAACACCAACATTAGGAACAGCGGCTGCGCTGAATGTAGGAACTGGTGCAAACAATATTCCGCAACTGGATTCTAACGGAAAATTAGGGGCTATAGATGGCTCTGCTCTGACAGGCATACAAGGATTTTCGTATGCATCAACATTAGCATTTGGAGATTATTAATATGGCTGACACACTCGCAGAAATTTATCGAAACACTTTAACATCAAGTGATTTTGATAGTAATGGAGAAGTTACGATTGTTACAACAAACAGTAGTACGTCTCATGTAATTAAAAATATTCAAGCAGTAGACACGGATACTAATATA